GTGTTCTCTCACTACTATGATCGCACTATCCAGACCTTCGAAGGTCCAAAGGTAGAGCGTGTGGAAGACTATGGCTATCGTGTGTTTGGTGTTAAAGGTAAAACAGCAGATGAGCTTCACGTTAATGATCATGTTAAAGTGCTTAACTTAGCAAGCCAGTATGTGGATAGTGCCTGTTCTAAAACTTGTAACGTAGGAGCAGATATTACTTGGGAAGAGTTCAAGGATGTTTACATGCAAGCGTTTGATGGTGGGGCTTCTGGTTGCACTACATTCCGTGCAGCAGGTAAGCGTTATGGTATTCTAAATGCAGCCTCTTCAGAAGATGTTGCAGAGGAGCCAGAAAAACAACTTGACTTCTTTGTCGATGAAAATGTAAAACCACATGTAGATGAAGGTGGCGCTTGCTACTTTGATCCATCAACAGGCTTAAGGAGTTGTGAATAATGGAAAACCAAATACCACTTTACTTAGAGCATCACCTTCAGGAAATGGGGGTAATGTCCACAGAGCACGAGGAGCTTGATGACCCAGTCAATGGGATCACAGTAGACATGAGCTTCAGTGGTCCTGTAGGTTCCTTTGACGAGTATGGTGATCCAGAATGGTAAAGGACTTTACACCCGACGAACGTAATCGTTCTCAAGAGCGTGATATGGTCAATAGCCCTGCTCACTACACGAGTGGGTCTATTGAGTGTATAGACTACATGAAAGAGGTACTGAGTGCAGCAGAGTACATTGGTTACCTACGTGGGAATATGATCAAGTATCAACACCGATGTAGGGACAAGGGAAACTTTAAGCAGGACTTGAAGAAGGTCGAATGGTACTCAAAAAGACTTAACGAGTATCTCGATGGCAAATAAAAAGAGGCGGCCCGAAGGCCGCCTTTAGTTTTGGAGGAGGTAACTCCTCTGTCTTACTACAAACCCCTATGATACACAAGAGGCGTATTATGGAATTTTACTATATCTTGACTATAATCTACCACGCAGGAGATGTACAAGTAGACATGCTCCTCAACAGTTCGTCAGAGTGTGATAGGGTCATAAGAACTCTAGAGCATTTGTCTGCTGATCTGTTCTGTAGAAATACAGGAGAGCTGTCTCAGTCTATCAGACCAGTGCTCAGGTAGGGTTACCCACCTTAAAGCAGTTAGGAATAGCCATGAGGCCTTTACTCATAAAGTCTGTAGCAACCACTACGACTTCCTTTTGGCATTCCTGTTCAGAGTAAAAAGTCTCATCAGTCTTAGCTAACACCTGACATGATAAAGCTGAAGGGTTCTGGCATAGTAGTATTATAGCGATCCACATTTTACTAGACCATCAGCTCAAAGTGAGGACCGTCAATGAACGGCCTACGACCTTGACTACGGCGAAGATCAATGTATTCATTCATAGCGTCTTCTGCTGTACCAGTGTAGTCCACTATGTTGCCTACTGACCAAGCAGCTCCCCACTTAATCTTACAGCCCACTTCTTTAGCTGCAAACTTCATGGCATCAGCAATGTCATCATAAACATTGAGTTCCCACACCACATTCGGACCATCGTATGCTACAAGGTCTACGGCATGAGAATAGCCATCTCCTTGCAGTAAGTGTTTGGACTTCATAGTCTGAGAGCGACCAGAGGCATAAAGCTTCTTCTGCTCTTCTAATGTTCGTACACCGTAGGTAACACCGAAGTCTACTTTGGTTATCTGAATAGCCATTTTTACTGTGGCTACCATATCAGGATGAACACCTTGTAGCTTATCGAGTGATCGGTTAGATAGTTTGAAACTCATTTTACTTTCTCCCAAAGAGTTTAGTTGCAGAGCGTACACCAAAGCTTGCGGCTACGATTACACCTAGAGTATACTGATACCAATCTGGCATAGTCTCTAGTGCGGTAAAACCATTAGCTACGACTTCTCGACCCCAGTCTCCAGTAAACACAAGTATCAGCGGAATTGAAAACAGAATGGTAAGCCACTCATCTTTCCACGAGTTCTGGCTTCCCTCCGCCATGATCTTTTCCCAGTCTGCTTCTGATGTAGCACGGCTGACCATAATCTGTGCTTCTGCTTCAGCCTTAGCCACTTTTGCTCGTGTCTGTGCAGCTTTAGTTTCAACGCTCCCCCTTAACCATGTACTAGCCAACTCGGTGATTGGCCCTAAGATTGCTTGTAACATTACGAACCTCGATCCGTTTTAGCTTCTTTATTCATCCAGATGCCAAAGCATCCAGTTAAAGCCCCCATACAGACTGAGACCAGTCCTGCTTGTCCGTTTGTGGGGTCAGGTAGTGACATGTACCAGTGGACACTCTGGTAAGTTAATATAGTAACGACTAACATCATTAGCCGTGGGAATACCTTGTATTCGTCAATTACTGTTGCTGGCATAGTGTTCAGCTATCCTTTTGTTAGACGTGATTATGACGATCTTTCCGTCTTTACTATAAACCACGTATCTTACCACCTTCCCATGTAGACACCTAAGTAGTAAATTCCTAAGATTACAACTATTACAGCCATTCCAATTCCTGTGGCTGTAGCTATTGCTTCGTTACGCTCTTCTCTGGCTTTCTCTGCAGCTTTCTTAGCAGCTTGCCTTTGCTTACGAGCTTCAACTTGCCACTGTTGCCATCTATCCCATGTACCTGGTGGCGCGTAGAGTCTGCAGTAGGACTCTAATTCCTGTCGCTTTTGTTTGAGGTTCTCTAAGTGTTGAAACTCTTCCCAATCTCCTTCGGAACCCCCAGTAATAGCAGTAAGTGGACTGTTCTTCTTTTTATTTACTGCGTCTTTTACATCTTCTTCTGCTGATAAGAACTTACCTACAGCACTGATAAGACCTGCAGTCTCTTTACCATTACCTAAGGCAGTCTTTATTACAGAGTAAGCAGCATTAGCAGCAGCAATGCTCTCTAGTATTGGCATCTATTTCTCTCGCAGTGATTGTTCTATACTGTCGAGTTTCATAAAGATTGCTTTGATGGTTTCTTTCATCTCTTTCATCTCCCTGTCGTAAGAGACTTTAGAGCTTTCTAACTGAGACTGTAGTACAGCTATCTGTGTCTCATGCTTAGTACAACGGTTAAACAGGTGCCATACAACTACAACTAAGGGAGCTACAAGCCACTGCATTACTAGGTCGATCATCTCATACATAGGTTTACTCTGGTTTAGTAGGCCAAGTTGGGTTAGCTGGGTCTGTTGTGTTGGTGGGTAGGTCACGCAAGGCTTGGCGGTAGGTGGCCCACTGTTGTTTTTTTGTATTGTCTAATGGGCTGTCGTTAAACTGCGTCCAATCGGATTGCGCTAATAAAAGATTGCGCTCTTTTCTAATCTGCATAAGAAGTTTGTTATTGTATTCGTCAAGTGCATCACCCGTAGCATTTACGATCTCATTATTTACAAGCATCGTGTTTTCTGGATGATTACCTACGACAACTTGTTGATTACTTTCTAAAGTCGGAACATCTGTCTCATAAGTGCAATCTACATGAGCAAGCCAATGTCCCTCAGATGTAAAAATTGTATACTGCATTTTAAGCCTTAAATGTTAATAGTGACACAGCCGCTTGAACATAAACACCACCCGAAGGAGAACGGCCAATACTAAACCCTAAGCTACCACTTGTAGAAGTAGCTGTTGCGGATATACAATTAGCGTAAGTAGTTCTATTATAAGCGAACCCACCAATAGACTGATTGTGATTTAAACTGACATTTGAGCCTGTTGGTGTTATAGAAACTGAACCATTATCATTAGTAGTATCAAAAGTTCCATTTAATACTGCCATCATACTAGAACCAGATGTTACTCCACTAAAGGAAACAGTCATGGTATATGGAAAACTTGCACTACTTAGACTTGACGAAACTGAGGTACTTCCAGCAACACCAATTCCTGGCAATCTAGCAACATTAATTTCTCCTGAATTAATCTGAACGGCATTTATTGTTCCAGCATAAACATAATTTGCAGCAATACTGTCAGCGGTAATACTTACGTCTACCCAAGAAGAACCACTCCATCTTTTAAATGTTCCTGTGCTAGTATTGTACCAAAGATCGCCTGTATTCGCTCCCGATGGAGCACTTGATGAGTAATAGATTTTAGACTTTGTGCCGACTTGCGTGGTTACATAGCTTTCAGTTGCATACCCTGCGCTGCTTATTGCACTACTGACTTGTGATCCTGTTTGAAAGTCACTGTCGTTTGTAAGATCACTTGTGCTGCTTGGAATTGTAGGCTTGCTTGTAACTTGGGTGCTATAGTTTACAGTGTCTTGACTAGCTAATGTACCTAAAGTTGGCGTATTAGTTATGTCAGTACTATAGTTAACGGTATTCTGACTAGCTAATGTTCCTAACGTTGGCGTATTAGTTATGTCAGTAGTATAGTTAACATTGTTTAATGCAGCTAATGTACCTAAAGTCGGTTGTCCACTTAAGCTAGAGTATGCGCCATCAAACAAGCTAGGCTGATTTGTTAGGTCATTATAGTTACCACTAAACAGAGTGGGCGTGTTTGTTAGATCATTATAGTCACCAGACGTTGCTATAGCGTTCAAGTCACTTATCTTTGCCGAACTAAGCGTAGGCACCTGACCGACTTGTAATGTTCCACGAATTACAGCAGCGTTAAAAGTAGCTGTACCATCTTTGTTTATTTGCCAACCATCTGTGCTATTGAAATTATCGCTCTCAATCGTATCAGTAATTTGGAACGCACCTGCTATGGTGCCGAATGAAATGCTATCAACATTATCATCTGCATCTACAGTAACAGTGTAAGGAACCGACCACTCTTTTACTGCTAGTGAGGTATTAGCTACAGATGTTTGGCTGTGGCTCCATCCTGTTTGGAGCGTAGTGAACACCTCCGAGCTAACATTAAATACAAAGTTAGATGCGTTTGGCACATCACTGCCCGATGGGGCCGCTGCTTGTAGTGTTTGCCAATATAAACGCCCTGAATAAATGCGTGTATCAGTATCAACGCCAGAGGCTTGTGCGTCTGTTGTGACCGCCCCAGATGCTACCGCCGTGCTTTCATTACCTGTAAAGTCTAGTGCTGTTACCCAATAATAATATTGAGTGTTTACGCCCAATCCACCGTCAACATATTTGTCAGAACCAGAGAAAGCTATAGGGCTTGTGGGTTGACTGTTAGAAGTATTACGATAGATGTTATAGCCCTTAAGATCATATAAAGAGTTAGGCACTAACGGCGTATCACTATCTGTGTCAGGGGCAGTCCAGTCTAAGGTTACGTTCTTTGGTCCACCAGTAGCAGACAACCCAGTAACAGGGGAAGGTGCAGTAGTATCCCCACCGTGCGTGTAAGGAGTAGGTGAAACCCAAGAACCCTTTTGGTCTGTAGCAGTGACAGCTCGGACTCTTATGTTATATTGCGTCCCCACTTCTAAAGAAGTTATGATTACAGAACTCTCGGTAGAGGGAACTGTTGTAGTTATGTAAGAACTCTCGTTTACATCTTTGTATTGTATCTCATAGTGATTAACAAACTTATTAGCAGCTTGAGTCCAAGACACTTCTGCTTGACCTACAAAAGTACCATCCTCTTGTGTATTACCTTTATCAGTTACACTGACATTAGACACGGTCAAGCCTGTGTACACACTAGGTAAAGAAGTGTTGTTACTTACGATAGCTTCTTCATCTGCATCCCAGTCAAACGCAGTAGAGGAAGTCTCTCTTAAGGTTAGCTGTACTTGCAGATCGTTGTTCTCTACAGGAGCAAATCTCCAACCTATAACTTCCCAAGTCTTTTCTACAGGACTAAAGAAGCCATACCTGTAAGCCTCTGTCTCAGAGTTGTAGTCGTTAAACTTAATGACATCCCCTACCTCTAAGTTAAAAGCGTTTAAACCAAAGTTAGCAGTCACTGTTAACTGCTCTCTGTGTCTATTTAATGTTAACTTAGCTAGTCTCTGAGCCTGGGCAGACACAGTTACAAGAGGGAAGGATAGGTCTAGCACACTCCTTTGGTCGTTGTCCTCTATAAGATAGGTAGAACTTGTAACCTGTGGGTAGTCTACCTCAATCCAGTCTTGGTCTTGGTCGTTAAAGGTTCCTCTAACTGTGTTAAAGTTATCACGACCAGAATGCTTGGTGTTGATCTGTACTTTACTGCGGAGATCAGTCAAATCTAAAGTTTTAACTGAAGAGGTAAACGCAGCAGCCTTTAGTACCCACTGACCTGCACTCCAGAATAGTGCTCCACCACAGGTAGCCGTTAGCTGTTCTAGGTTTTCAATACGAGAGTTGCCTGTTGACAACACGCCATTGACTAGGAACTTGTTAGAAGCCCCTGACCCCGAGCTTGTGTCACAAACAGTAGCCGCAGTGGAAAAAGCCGAGGTGTCTATGTTAGCAGAGTCGTCGTCTACACCGTACTCATTTATGAGGTAGTCTCTAATAACATATGCAGAGTTAGCAGATGCAGGGTAGGTCTGTGCTACCCCATTCTCGTTCTGAACCTTCTTACCACGAACAACAGCAGTCACCGTGGGAATACCGTCCTCGAATACATCTGCATCATAATCTAGTCTTACATAAAGGTAAGCTACACCTTTCCCTACAAAGTTAGAGTTAACAGTAGCAAGTTCTGTTTCTGTGTGGTAAGTACTTGATAGAGTTTCTGTACTGTCTTCGAATGTATCAGTGGCAGAAGTTTGAGCACCTAAATGAGAGAAAACTCTTACCTTACCGCTCCAATCTTTTTCTGTGTCTGTAGTGCCTGTTATAATGCCAGTAGATCTGGTCCAGTTGCTGGTGTGATCCTCGTCGTTAATGTAGATTTTTTCTACCGACTCTATCTCATGTCCCGCTAAGGCAATAAACATGTGAAGGTACTGGTTGTCATCAGTAGACTCTAGGTGAGTAACAGTACCACCCTTGCGCACTTCTCCATATACGATTTCTCTAGGAGCAGCAGGGTCTTTTATGTTGGCGAGAAGCTCACTGCCTCTTTCTATCTTAGGAGTTAATGCCCTTAAAAGATAACCAGCTACAAGAGTAGCTCCCGCATAGAAGATAATCTGAGAGATCAACATTTGGGAAGCGGTCAGTACAGTAAAACCACCTCCGCCAAAAATCAGACTACCGACAGTTACAGGGTCACGAGGTACACGATCCCAAGAGTTAGTCTTCAGACTATAGTTAAATTGATCTAGGCTGTACTTGCTCATCTATTTCCCCAAACGTAATCAACTACATCTAAATTCAGAAACTCTAGTTTGTTTGTACCTACAAATGCTGCTTTGTTACCCATACAGATACCGAGAGCAGCTCCGACATACCAAGTGTTAGCTGCAGACTTTTTAGTCATAACCAAGTCTCCAATAGCTGGTACTTGTTTTTCCCCAAGCCTATCGTCTATAGCTTCCTTAAGGTTATTGTAGGGAAAAGCTTTTTTTAACTCTTTTACAGGGACATTCCTATTGTTCTTGTAGTATAACCCCAACCAATCGTCTGCATATCCCTTACCGTACATTCTTTCAAATGCAGTGTTTGTAAACACCAGACAATCATTAGTACCCCAGACAAAAGGTCTAGTCCTAACTTCTTCTAGGTAGTCGTTAAGTCGAGTTATAAAATTCATCAGGTAGTCTTTTTGCCCCAAGTAACGGTCTTGTCTTGTAAGTCGGCTAGGAAAGAGAAGAAAGTGTCAGAGGAATTTGCAGTGCTTATAGCTTTGTGGCTTTCTTCAGTGTACCTCTGTACCACAGGCCTCTCTAGGGCAACTAACTTGTGCTCTACTGAAAGACTTATAGTAGCTGTCTCTGGACCATCTTCTATGACCATCGTGTCCATAGTGCCAGAGAATACTTCTATGAGATTACTATCTCCCTCAACACCAAAGTGAACCTTACACACTCGGTTCTGATAAGGCTCAGCTAGTGCCTTACTTACGAGGTCACTTGTTACCCCTGATAGTGTTAAAGTAATCCCGTTTACAGTAAGGTCGTTAGTCTCTTCTGCATCAGATACTGTCAACAGGCTCCCTGCACCCGTGTAGGTGTTACCACCAATAGTCTTGTCACCTAATCCTGTCCAGAGGTACAAAGCATTAGGACTGTCAAACTCCAAGTCTACAGCATAGAAAGGCTCAAGGGTTGACCCACTTAGTTTATTTAGAAAGCTGGAAGGAACGGTTCGAGGCATTAGATAGCCTCCATAGCTTCGAAGCTAATGTTGTAGGTGTTACCAACTTGGATTGACCACTCTTGTGTATTCTTAGAAAGCCTAAAGACCCCTTTAGCACTTTCAACATTGACCGTAGAGCTGGTAGTAATACTGGTTCTGACATTCGGCCATACGTCTACTGTAAAAGCCCCTGTACCATCTGTGTCTACATCCTGCAGGACTTTGAATAACTGAACGTCTGTACCGCCAGTAGTAACTTGTATGTAGTCACCAGCTTTAAGATAATCCGTTGCACTATTCTGGTCACTGTCAAAAGAGATAGAGCTACCAGAGCTTACGTTAGAAGCCACAGCAATAGTATCAGTATCCCTAGCTGACCCTTGTGGCGTAGTTCGTAGTGGGTCATTTAAGTAGAACGTACCATAAGACCCACGTAAAGATAGCAAGAAAGAAACCCAAGGTTCTGCTAGGTCTTTTTGTATAGTTGGTAGTGTAACAGAAGCAGTCCACATTTCTTTAGGATACTTGAGTATCTGTTGATCCCCAGTAAAGGGAGATTGAGATACAGCCACAGTGTTCTCTGCTCTAAGTGTAATAGAGGCTAGTCCAATACTGGTAGGTAGACTTAGTGGGTAACTAATAGCCATTATCCAAATACCTTTCTAAACTGACCGCCACGCTTACGCGCATCAAGAACACCAGCTTTAGCTGCTTCAGTAATCTGTGGTACGCTCTGCGCAATAATCTTCTTAACACTATCATCACCGTTGGCAGCAAAGTTAAAGCTGTTGTTAACTACAACTGTCTCTCCACCACCTTCTGCTACTACACCCAGCTTACCGTTCTTACCACGTTTCAGTGGCATGATAGCTTCTGGCCCTGCTTCTCCCATTAACCCAGTACGACCACCAGACATTGGGAAGTAAGTTGGAGAACCTACCACTCCTCCGTTAGCAAAGGGAACTACGTTACCGTTCTGGAAAACTCCACCATCAGCAAAGCCAAAAGCCATCTTAGCTGCGTTAACCATTCGCTGTACGACGAGTACACGGTACAACTCTGCGATAATCTCACGAGCCATATCACGGAAGGCATCCTTAGCAGACTTAGTACCATCTACAATAGACATAAATGCATTCTCAAAGCTGTCTCCCATAAAGTCTACTAGCTGTTTCTGCTGTTCGTAAGCTTCTTCTAAACGTTTTTGTGTCTTCTCAAGAGCTGCCTGTTTACGGAGTTCGCCTTCAACTTCCTCTTGGTTAAACGCTTTACCAAGTATTCTATACTTGTGCTTGGCCTCTAGTAATGCTCTCTGTATGCCACGTTCTTCTTCGGACAGTCCTATAAGTTTAGACTGTATAGAAGTCTCAAGTTTTAGCTCTTCTATAAACTTAGAGTAATCTTCAGCGGCTTTTTGATAGTCTGTTTTCTTTGTCTTCTTACTAGCTTCTGCAAGTCTCTCAAGAGCTGCAGCTAGTAGAACTATGTCAGCTTCTGTTTCTGCATACTCTGCTATAATGTCCGCCATAGCACCACCTGCGGCTATA